AGGGGGAGTTCCCAAACCAGCAGCAGCGCCACGCTCATCGTCGATGCTTGAGTCGTTAGCGTCAGCAACGCCAGCGAGTCCAGAAGGACCAGTTGAACCAGACATTGACAGTGAAGAGTCGCCCGAATAAGGAACAACTGCTTCTTGGAACAATGCTTCGTCGCCAGCAGTAGCGCCACCACGAGTAGTCTTGTAACGTGACTTCATAGCGAAGATCAATCCAGTAGGACCAGTCATAGGTTGAACACCGCAAAGATCATAAGCCATCAGGTTCGGCATAGCGCGACGAACCAAAGCGATCAGGACGGGATCCCAGTTAGCGCCACCAGGACCGCCAGTTACGGCAGAGTTGGTGTTAGTTGGTGCTTCAGTAAGCATTTCGCCTTGCTCACGGAAAGCAACTTCTTGGTTTTCTAAAACGGCAGCAGTAACTGCTCGTCTGTGGTAATCGGTGATCTTACCTGCTGATTCTTCATTCAGAACAGGAGACCATTTCTCGATCAATTTATCGTAAGAAATTTGCATTTTTTACTCCTTAGTGGTTTTCTTAATTGCTTGGAGATACCTACCCATTGCAGTGTCATAAGATACGGCAGGTGTTTCCCAATCTTCTTCGATTTCTTCGACGTCAGATGAAGACTTCTTGTTGAAGTATGCTTCTTTAACAGTCTTTACTTTAGCAGAAAACGATGTTTCGTCTTCGAACTCAAGCGTAGAAACCAGGGATTGTAATTTTTCTACTTCTGTATCAGCAAGATCGCGTGAAGATTCACGAATGATCGCTTCTCTTTGTGCGTTTTCTAATTGTACAGAAAGGTCGATTGCTGCTTCGGTTTGAGCGTTAAGCTTTGCTTCCAACTCTTCAACCTGTTCAGCGAGTTCGTCAACTAGGTCTACTTTGGATTCAGGAACCTCAATATAAGATTCTTCGAACAGGTTGCGCAGACTTGACATGAAATCTTCAGCGATTTCAGTTCGTAGTCCAGCTTCAATACCAACCTTGTTATCTGCCATCCATGTTTCAACAACATAGTTAAGATAGTTATCAACTTTCTCAACAAGATCATCGCGAGTAACTTGGATTTCTTCGTCGAGTTTAGTTTGATATTCATTCTCTAAACGCTCTACTTCTGCAGAAACTTTAGAACGAATTGCGGTTTCAAAGATTACAGCAGTTTTTGCCTTGAATTCATCAGAAAGAGTTGCTTCTGATTCAACAAGTGCATTTAAGTCGTCAGAATAATCGTATGATGTTTCTGGCAGTTCAACTGCTTCTTCATCTTCGATATCCTCGAACTCTTCTTGCATTTTAGCGTATGCGGCGCTCAGTTGTTCTTTCTTCATTCCAGACAACTTAGCGTACATAGCATTAATCATCGCTGCTTTAGTCTTTGGCATAGGATCGGCAGTGTTTAACTTGTCTCCTTTACGAGCAGGAGCACGCTTAGTGCCATCCTCAGCCTTGTCAACAGATGCAATTGATTGTGCTTCTGCATTTTTCATGTTGTGAGTTTGTTCTTCCTCGAGTTCGATGTCCTCATCAGGAAGTTCAACACTCATGTTCTCTTCAGTCATGTCTTACTCCTTTAAATTTGAAGATTTGAGCAACGAGAGGAAATTTTTAAACTCACGAACTTGCGTCTCATATAGATCAGCACGCGGAGCTTTTATAATTTCAGTCTCCATTTCTTCAATCACTTGAGGTTCTATAATGCCATTATTCCAAACCCATTCAACACCTTCCATAATCCCATTAACGAATGCTGCTGGTGCTGATGGATCTTGTACGATATCAACTGTATTAAGAATAAAGTCGTCTTTCACGACCATATAGCCATTACGAGTCTCAAGACTACCCATACCACGAGTTGAAACACCTAATTTGACTCCCCCATCTAGAAGACCTTTAACAATCTTACCGTTTGGAGTATCAAGAATAGATGCTTTTCCAATCACATCATTGCCTTCCCATTGAAGGTTAGTGATGAGATGTGAAACTTTGTCGAGATTGACAGCCGGCCCTTCAGGATGATTTAACTCTCCGACTGCTCTCTTTGTTTTGACTTGTTCTTGGACATATTTTTCTACTGCGTTTTCCATGATGGGACGCGGATAAATTCTACCATTGCGGTTTTTCTTTTCTGCTTGAGCAAATACACCTTCAATGGCGTAAACTTTCTCACCGTTTTCTTTTGCTTCTGTGATCACTTCAAGTTCTTGATCTTGGTATTCGGCAATCAGTTTCATTTACGCATTCCTTTTAATTCTTTAGCAAATTGAGTTCCAACGTGTTCCGCTTCTTTTTGAGAAGGAAAGGAGTCCAATCTTTCGCCGTCAATGTAAACAGTAAATTTAGTTCCAGTCTTATGAATCATAAGATTAACTCCAGATATCTTTTTAACAAAGACATGCTTCCCTGGAGGCATCTTATTAACTTTTTTTTCTCTAATTTCGAAAATTG